GCGTTCTGCGCCCTTAACTCGCTGGAGGAATAGATGCTTGCCGAGCCGGTGTGTACGATGTTGGTGTTGCCCACCACGAATCTCTTGAGTCCAAGCATCTTGGCGCGGTAGCAGTAGTCGCAATCTTCATCGTATGCCGGGAAAAAGTTCTCATCGAACATTCCAATGCGCTCAATGGCGATGGGATTGATGGCGTAGCAGGCCATAGCCTGGTCGTTCACTACCCTTTTGAGCCTGGTATTCTTACCGGCGGCGAAGACGACGAACCTGTCCCTGTTGTCCATAGCCGCCCTGCTGATCTTGTCCACGTCACCCTCGCCAAACACGATGTCGTCATTGCAGACGATCGTTACGTCTGCGCCCCAGTCGGAGGCGGCAAGGACGCCATCGTTCCACGATCGGGCGACGCCACGGTTCGTGCCGTGGGCAAAGTAGAAGGTAGGGTAGTTTCTGGAAACCTCGTCGCAGGCGGCGACGGTGGCAGGGATGGTACTATGGCGAAAGAGGAAGAAGGACAGTGGCTCTTTTGTCCTTGCCGATGCGAACAGCTTTCGCAGACCGACGTGCTGGTTATAGCTGATTGTAACTATGGCTATCTTCATTTTTCCTCTGACACAGAGCGGGCCGGCCTCCGACTTAGCAGGCCGGCCCGTCTTGCGGATTTTCACCGCCAGGAGAGGGCATGTTCATTGTAACACGCCCTCCCGTTGGCTGCAATGCCCTCTCCGCCCTCAGATCACTTGCCGGTGAATTTACCCAGCAAATCGCTGGCATAGTTAGAGCCACGACCGATGATGACACCCGTGGCGACGCATCCCGCGTAGGGAACCACGGCATCGAGGCCGACCATGCCAAAGAAATCGACGTTGAAGACCAGCGCCATGACGATGCCAATCACCAGGGCTGCGTAGCGGGGCACCATCGTCTTCCAGACCGGCTTCTCTTCAACCTCGTCCTTGCCGAGCCAGCCACTGATCGTGTACTCGACAAAGCCTTCTGTAAACACCGCCAGCAGCAGGACCGCCACCAGCTTCCCAAGTTCTCCGTTGTCCATTTTAGGCTCCTTTACCTGTATTCTACTATTTTCAATCCAGCGGCCTTAGCCACAGAGGCGTCGGGCGCCCACTTGCCAAAGTTGGTCTTCCACTTGCCGGTGTCAATCCGCGTCAGCAAGCCGGAAGCCTCGATCTCTTTCATGGCGTAGTCCACCTGCCGCAAGGAAGTGACGGCGCAGCTTCCGTACACACTGGTAGAAATCTGCTTCGTGGTAGGGTCAAGGCCATCGTGTGTCATCTTCCAGCGCATCCAGAACTCAATGACCGTCTTGGCCTCGCGGCTCAATGCTTGCACGGCCTCAATGCGGAAAGAGGGGGATTTGGTGGCGCCGACGACGTTCAGTGGTGTGACGACGATCGCCGTGGTTTCGTAGGGCCACTCAGCCTTTTCGGGACATACGCGCACGACCGGCTCTCTCGATAGATGGGTATGCAGCCACCCCTGGATCATCTCGGCGATGATATTGTTCTTGCACAATATATACGGGGGTTCCGGGATCACCCCGTGGAGGATAAGGTCGTTTGTCTTCCCAGACGTACCAACTGACATATTCAAACCTCCCACTGTTTGTGTGTAGCTGCTTCGCAAACTTGTCAACCAGCCCCGCCGCCTGCATCCTGTGCAACCCGGCTACCACGGAGTTGCGGTTGAGCGGCTTGCCTTTCGGCACGAGGGTGCTGATGTAGAACTTGTAGGGAACGGGTCTGCCCTCGAACTCGTCCCTGAATGTCTCCCTGATGGTTTCCAGAAGTTCAATGTCCTCTGGTTTCACCCCTGCTGCCTTCTTGGGCGGCGGCACGGGGATGCCCCACTCCCAGGGATAGACTGTATAGCCCTCTACTTGCTCTTCCACGCCGATCTTGCCCCCGCGACTACGACCACGAAGAACTCGAAGATGACGGTCGCGGCAACGCCAAGGAGAAAGAACCCCAACGGACTAATCGTAATTTCAACCATTTTCTACTCCTGTCACAGTTTTAGGTCGAAAACTGTCATTTGTGCTGTGAACAGTATAGCATCCGCAATGGCACAAGTCAATATTAAAAATCTGCTTTCACAAATTGAATTGACTTTTCGCTTCCCGTGCCGTATAGTGGTTTTATGAGCGAGAAACCTGTTACCCGCAAAGAGCAAGCCTTCGAGCTTTACATCAAGAATGAAGACTACACCCTGGAGGATGTTGCCAGGGAGGCCGGCGTTCTGTATGAGACTGTACGCAAGTGGTCGAAGGATGATAGCTGGAGCGTCAAGAAAAGATTGCTTGCAATGACCGGCGATTCCAACCCAGACATTTCCAGGCAGGCTGAGGCCATCAGGCTTTGCCTGTACGAAGAGATTCTGGGTGGCGACCACACGGCCAAGGACAAGGTTAGCCTGGTAGACGCCTGGCGGTCGCTCCTGGGTGTCAAGTCCGAAGAGGCCGGGTTCAGCAGGGACGCCCTGCTGGAAGACACAGACGACGATGCAACTGACTAGGGAAGAGGCGCTTGAGTACAAGCGTTGTGCCGCCAGTGTAGTCTATACCATCGAGAAGTATGGCTACATCAAGCATATCAAGCGCGGCAAGGTCAAGTGCCGCATGTACGATTGGCAGCGCGATATGCTCCAGCGCCTCCAGGACGGGCAGAACCTCGTCGTTCTCAAGTCGCGGCAGGTTGGCGTGTCATGGACAATGGCTATGTTCACCGCCTGGCTCCTGCTGTTCAGGCCGGATGTTGAGTGCCTTTTCCTTTCCCAGAAGGAGCAGAAGGCCATCAAGTTGCTGGGCAAGGTCAAGTTCGTTATGAACAACTTCCCGGCCTTCATTCGCCGGGAGTATTCCTCTGACAGCAAGACCAGGCTGGCTGTAATTCATCGGATGCACGGCGCCACGGTTGTCAGTGAATCAAGCATCGACTCCCTGACGACAACCGGAGAGTCTGGGCGTGGCGACACGGCCTGGCTGGTGTTCCTCGACGAGTTCGCCCACCTGGAGAACGCAGAGGAAACCTGGACGGCCATCAAGCCTACCACGGCGCATGGTGGTCAGATCGTGGCAGCCAGCAGCCCCAATGGCACGTCGGGCGCGTTCGCCAGGTTGTACATGGAGGCAGACGGCGGCGACAGTGAAACGTTCATTCCGCTGAGGATTCACTATACCGATTGTGGCTTCGACGAAGCGTGGATGCGCGAGGCCAGCGACGGCATGACGCAGACGCAGATCGAGCAGGAGTTCGAGCTTGCCTTCCTGGGCACGGGGTCGCCGGCCTTCCAGCCCAACGACGTTAAGAAATGCTACGTGCCGATGGAGGATCTGGTTCAGCAGCCCGAACTTGCGGCCCTGCTGGCAAAGCCGACCAAGTACGCCATCGGCATTGACTCTGCCGAGATCAAGAGGAACAAGAACGTCAGGCTGAGGGACTACAACGCTGCTGTCGTATTCAACCAGTACGGCATCCAGATTTTTGCAGAGAACAACCAGATGGCCCTTGATGAGTGGGCGGGCAAGACTATGGATGTGGGCAGTAGCAGGGTTGAGATGCCAGGCTTTGTCTCACAACTGCACGTCAAGTTCCCCGGCCTTATGATCTGCGAAGAGAACGGCGCGGGCCTGACGGTCGAGAACAGGCACATCCTGCCCAATGACAACGTGAGCGAGTTTTACGTCTCGCGCACCACGTCCAAGTCAAAGCCCAGGATCGTCAATCAGTTTGCACTCGCCCTTGCTGGTGGCCTGGTGGTCATCACCGACAAGCGGTTGTATTACCAACTGCTGATCTACGAAGACTTGGGGCAGGGCAAGTACAGTGCGCCGGAGGGCCAACACGATGACCTTGTTGTGGCTGCCATGCTGGCCTACGAGGCCCTCATTGAGCTTGGCGGCTACGAGTTCGAGATGCCGCCGCAGGCCGTTGGAATCCAGAAGTCCATCGTGCCGCCCGAGTACATGGAGGCGTTCGGTGGGCAGCACATAGCCGGCCCTGTTTTCAGCGAGTTTCAGCCGGGGGATGGCGAATATCTGGATTGGAATATGTTCGATCCCAGACGGGAGTTGGTCGATGAATACCATATTGCCAGAGCTTGAGAAAGTCCTTGCACCGCTCCCTGCTGAAACTCGGCAGGTAGTGATGCTGGAAGTTGAGAACGGTTTCACTTCGCCGCCCATTCTGCGAACGACGCAGCAGGGTGAGGCCGGCGGGTTTACATACGACGGTTTTGCGAACTCGTCCTTCGGCATGTACACGCAAACGCTGGACATGGGCAAGATCGAGCAGATGATGCGTTCGGGCCAGATTGCTTACCCTATGGCGGTCAAGAAAGCCCCGGCGATCTCGATTGTCAACAGCGAGTCCGGTTTCCAGGTCAATAGCCCTGACGAGAACCTGGCGAGGATCATGCACTCCAACATGCGCGAGCTTCTGCCGCGCACCATCGACGAGATTCTAACGTACCAGGAGTATGGGGCATACTACAGTGAGGTTGTCTGGGAGCCCACTTACCCCCAGGACTACGGGCTAACCAAGTCTCCTATCCCGTACTGGTGTGTTGCGGATATGCACGCCGTTCACCCCACGACCGTCAACAAGATCCTGCGCGATGAGAGGAACCGCAGTTTTCAGGGCTTCGTCCAGCAGGTGTCGTGGCGGCCCGAGCCCGTTACCATCGGGCTCGACAGGGCGCTGATCATTTCCAACCAGGGAACATTCGGCAACCTGGAGGGCAGGAGCGTCCTTGAGGCCGTGTACGTCTGGTGGTTCTGGTACGAGCTTGTGTGGCGGGCCTTGCTGCGCTACTTGCAGCGCGTGGGAGATGGCGTGGTCATCGTTCGGGCGCCATCGCGTGGCAAGGTGTTCGTCAATGGTAGGGCCGTGGATGCTATCGACTGGGCCATGCAGGTAGCTGCCAGCCTTCGCAAGACGAACCAGGGCGTCATCCCCAGCGATACGTTCCGCGAGACAAATACGCCTCTGTGGAACGTGGAATTGGTAAAGACGGGCGACGAGCAGGCCGGCAAGCACTTCACCGATGCGCTGGAAATGCTGTCCAAGAACATCGTGCGCTTCTTGCTCACGGGCGACGCGGAGGGCAAGGACGGCGGCGAGTTTACCATTATGCTCGACACCGAGCGCATGTTGAGCCAGATTGCCACGCACATGAACCGCTACGTGATGCGTAAGGCGCTCAAGTACAATGGCAGCAGGGCGGCGAAGCTGTGGCTTGAGTTCCAGGGCGCCAACTCGCGCATACTCCCCCTGCTGTTCAAGCTGATGGCCGTGGCGGGCAACTCGGCGGGCGATGCACTTCAAAACGTGAACTGGCGCGATCTGTTTACCAAGGGCGGTGTCCCGGTTCTCAACGAGGACGAGGTTGAGGAATTGCGCCAGGCCCAGGCGCAGAAGGAAAAGGATCTCATCGAGGCCAAGTCCTCTGCCCAGCAGTCCAAATTTGGACAACCGCCCAAGAAGGAAGATGCGAAGGGGCAGCGTGGCGGTGAGGGCCGGTGGGCCAGTCAGCGAGACAAAGAGGGCAAGCCCGAGAAGTTAGAAGAGCTTGCCTGGGAGATGAAGACCGCCATCGAGATGGTAGGCCAGGCGACGAGCATCCCCGTTGTGGCACTCGGCGAAGATCAGGTCGAGCAGCTTAAGGAGCTTGGCCTGTACGACGATGGGCAGCCGATCGTCCTCTTCAACCCCTGGCACGACAAGGTTGGCAGGTTTACCGGCAAGCAGCACGCCGCCTCACCCGGCGCTGCCGGATACGACGCTGCCAGGAGGGTCGAGCGCGAGTATTCCAGGGTTGAGCTTGTGGGCAACTTCACGGATGCGGAGAGGTCTACGATCGAGGGCCTGGTCAGGTCTGCGCCTATTGTTCCAGGCGCAGAGCACGTTCCGATCAAGTGGTTCGATAGCTGGAATGGGATGCGGGACTACGCCATCGAGCAAATAAGGAGCGGCAGGCTCGATGGCGACGTTAGCGCCAAGGAAGAGTGGTTCAGGCAAAATGGATCTGGTAACATCCTGGGCATATACATGCCTGGCACTACCTATCGCGATTCAATTGTTTGTACATCGGTCAATGCCCTCAAGTCGTCTGAGGTAGATGGCGGTCGTTCTATTATCAATACCATAGTCCATGAGCAATTCCACGCCAGGCCAAGGCTCAACGGCGATGTGGATCATGGCATAAATCTGCCAAACAAAGGCTATCTAATCATGGAAGAGGGCAGCACGGGCTTGCTTGCTGACAGGTTGACCGGCGAAAGCTCGGGCTGGGCATTCGACGGCGCTTACGGCAGGTATAAGGGCGCCATATCCATGCTGGCCTATATGTACTGCAATGGCAACTGGGATTGCGCCTGGAAGTTCGTGGATCAGTTGCAGCTTCACATGAATGACAGCCAGTTCATTTTTGAGACATTCGCAAAGATCACTGGTACATCCGCTGCTGACTGGGATGAGAACAGTGTTTATGCCTACATACAGTCGATGATGGCTACCTGTGAGGCAGATGGCTACTGGTCGCTGGCCTGGCTCAACAATCAACCGCCGTACCACGATCCTTCAAGGAAGGACATGCCGGTGTACGTGGAGCCGTGGAAGAGGTAAATATGGTAGATATGGAAAACGAGAAAGCGGTGCATGAATTTCGTGGGTGGGACAAAATCGATGATGGTAAGCCCACCGATAAGAGCGTGGAGTTCGTGAAAACGCTCAAGGTTCCGCCTGGCAAGCTAGAGCCGTTCGACAACCAGCCAGCCGAGGAAGGCAAAGGCAATGGACAGAAAAAGGGCGGAGAGCCTAAAGAGTA